TTCGCCACCGGCTTTTACTGCATAAATGCCTAAAGCCCCTAAGGCTGCACCAAAGCCTTCCAGTACATTTACTGCTTTACCCGATAAATTTAATCCCTCAGAACCGAAGGCGGTCTTAAGCTGTCTTTTGGTAGCAGCTATTTCTTTTCTTAAGTCCGAGGAATCTGCTCCAATTTTTACTAATAATTCTGCTACGGTTGACACTTTGCCGCCTCCTTTCTTTGGGAATAAAATTCTTTGAAAAATTCTTTGCGTTCCACTTCTTTAGCACCGGTTGTTTTCTTAGGCAAGAACGGTTTCATCAGCTTCTCCGGTGTAATGCCCTTTACCTGAGTAGCCATTAAGTTAGCCGTAAAGTATGAAGCGATCCACAATACATTTAGTTTTCGTCTTTCATAGCCTGCAGCCAGTTTAGTAAGTTCAAAAGGGGTAAGAGCATAAAACTCATTTGGCTTTAAGGCAAGGGGGCCATAGGCTATACCCTCAGCCCATTCCAGCCAATCAAAAAAGGAAGGAGCTATTTGCCCTTCCTTTAGTTTTTTCTTTCTTTTTCCAATTCTTCACTTACGTTTTCAGTCAATTCCTCCGGAAATAGTTTGTAATACACTGCTTTTCCTAAAATACCGGAACCTGCAATACACTTAACTACCGGAATTTGAATGTCAGTTTCTAGGTCTATACCCTCATCCACCAATTCTTGAAGTTTATTAGCATACCACTGCGGTGTGCGCATTTTATGATGGCGAAGTGCCACACTTAAAATAATGGTAAGCATACCAAGGTCTAAGCTTTGGTTTTTAATAATATCTCCGGCCGGCTTTCCGGTCATTCGTTCAATATCTATTAATCGACCAATGTTCAAAAACATATACTCATTTTCTCCAAAAAGTGAAAATTCTATCTTACGCATCACCGCTACCTCCTGTAGTTAAATCAGATAAAGGCCCTGCCCCCGACAAGCTGCCCTTTAAAGTTGCCACATCATCATGTGGGGTAGATAAACTGCATTCGGTAAGTGCTGCCCACCCGGTAAGATAGCTTTTGTCCGGATATTCAAATTTAACGTGTACCTGTTTATTGTTCAAAAATGCTGCTTCTAAAAACTTGGCTCCGGTATCTCCTGCCAAATACACACTTTCTAAATCAATAGACCAGCTTCTTAGT